TTATCTTGATATTTTTATCTTAAAAAGTATCTTTTTTTTTGTTCTGTGTATGGATAAAAAGAAAAAAAACCAACATATCATAACAAATTTATTTTAATTTAACAAACATTGATTAAAAAATAACATATCTATTTAATACGTTTTTAACTTGTTTTATGTGGTTGTAGTATGTAGATATTAAGCACAAAAAAACCACCTTTTAAAGTGGTTTAATTGTCTTTGTATGTTTGTTTTGTTTATGCTTTAATTATCTTGTCAAATATTTTTATTATATGGCCATTTCTTAACCATTCTTTTGCCTCTTTAATGTTTTTATTGTTGTATTTATTCCATCCTTTGTAAATTCCTGTATTTGTGTAGTATCTTATTGTTATCATTGTTTTATTGTTTTTAAATTAATATTTTGTTATACTGGTAATACATTGTATTCTTTAGCGTTTAATAATATTTCTTCGCCTATTATGTAAACTATCATATTTACTAATTGTTCAGCGTTTGTATATTGTTTACACTCTCCAAAATTTTCTTTTTCCCATTCTTGAACGTAGTTTATGCCATCAAATATATTAACGTTGTGATGCTTCAGCCATTGCTCACACTTATAATATCCTATTAAATAATAATCTGTATTAAATAACTCCTGGTGCAATTCGTGTACGTCTTGTCCTCTGCTAATCATTTCATCAGTATTAACATCTTGCAATGCTTCAATAATGTATTCTTGTAATTCTGTTTTAATTGTTTCTGTATTCATTTTATTATAGTTTTTATGGGGGGTTTTTACGCCCCCCTGATTATTATTTTATTTTTGTTAGTCTTGCATTAATTCGAGTTTACATTCGGTTTTTATTTCTTCTAGTAGGTTTTTAATTACTATTCTTTCGTTTTCGCTTAAAATTCCCGAATTTAAAATATTTGTTAATACTTCAATTTCCAATTCTAATTTTATTGTTTTAGTTTCTAAATACATTTTTTTATAGTTTTTTAAATTAATAATAATGCAAATATACAAACATTTTTTAAATAATACACAATTTTAAAGAAAATGTTGAAAAAGATATTAACAAAATAATTGTTAATAAATCGGTGTAATATTCTGACACTCAAATACTTAGCACTAATATTTCGGTGTACCTAGCAAGTTCAACAGATTCAACAGATTCAACAGATTCAACAGATTCAGCAAGTTCATAAAAAAAAATAAAAAATAAAAAATATTTTTTTTAACAACCGCCAAAAATTAAAGCAAGTAAAAAAATCACTGTAAGAGTGGTGTTTGAATAGTTGGTAAGTGGAAGTCCTGATTTGCTCATAGTATTTTATATTTAGTTTTATTAATATTTAATTTGTAAAGCGTTTCAAAGTTTATTATTCTAAATCCTTTCTTTTTTAAATCATATACTTTAATTAAGTTGTAATCTTCTGGATTATAGGGTTGTGTTCTGTCAGTCTTTGCCTCCCATCTTTTCCCAATCATACAATTTAAAACTCTAGTTGTATTATTTTTTTTAATAAAGTGTGCAGTAAAAAACTTATATTTATTTGCTTTTATTATTTCTTTTGCTTTGTCTGTTGTTATTGTCTTTGTCATTTGTTTATTGTTTTATTATTTAATATTTTTTTTATTACTTCTATTGCTTCTTTTGTTTTTTCTTCTGAGTTTGCAAAAGATTTATTTTTAATTTCTTTATAAATTAATTTGTTTAATTTGTAATTTTTATTTTGTTTCATTTTTTTATTGTTTTAAATTATTATACTGGTTTGCTCTTGCTTTTATTTCTTCTTTGCTTATTTCAATTTCAATATTTCCTAAATTTAAAAACATTTTATTATCTTTTATGAATGTGTCTAATTGATATAGTGCAAATAATTTATTTGCTTGTTCTAGTGTTTCTTTTTTCATTTGTTTATAGTTTTAGTTAGTTATTTTGTTTTATATTCTGTATTATATTTTTTATGTTCTTTTATATATTCGTTGTCATATTCTAGGCAACCTTTATAATATAATTTAATATTTTCGTTTGATTCGTTTGGTATAATATATTCTTCTATATATTCGTTTATACATTCGCAAACATCCGAAACTTCCAAAAGATTTCCACATTCATTACATGTGTAGTTATTGCCGTTGTACTCGGTAGGGTTAAGAAAATTTTGATTTGTTGCCTCCATCCATTCGTAAAATTTATCTAATTTCATAATTTATATTTTTAATTAATAGTTAAGTTGTATGTGTAGCAATATAGAAGTTATAAATGCCGCAATCATTACAGTAACAATTAGCCATAATGGTATGTAATCAATTAGTTTTTTATTTAAATTATCTATTTTAAAATTTTTATATCCATACTTAAATAGAAAGTTGGCTAGTTCTTGTGCGTTCATAAAATAAACTTTTTTAGTTTTTTTATGTGTTGCTTTGTAGTCTTGTCCAGTTATGATATTAATGTTTTTCATTGTTTTTGTTTTTAGTTGTTAAATTCTATTATATAATTTTAATTTTTTATTTTCTGCCTTTTTTTGATACGCTTTAGATGTTTGTATCATATACTGGCTTTCATAATTATTGTATTTTTCTACGTACTTATTTATCATTATATAAAGGTTTTTAAATTTCTTATTATTTTTGTCTTTTAGAAATTCTTTGCATTCTTTAATAGATAATTTTGCCATTGTTTAAAATTTTAATTAATAATTTTGTTTGCTGCAAATATACAACACTTTTTAACATTACCAAACAAAATGTGTAAAAAGTTTATTAAAAATTAATTGTTAACAACTTATTATGCAAGCATATATTATGCACGCATAGGAAATATCACATATAGGAACGTGGGTGGGGGTGCGTGTGCGTATACGCAAGAAGCCTAGCAGTTTCAGGGCAGTTTCAGGGCAGTTTCACCAGCAGTTTCAGCGAGAAAGTTTTTTAAAAAATTATTTTATTTTCATGTACCAATCAAGAACATCCATACATTCTTCAAGACCTTTAACTACTTTAGCATAGTAACCTGCTTCATTAAGATATGCCACCCATTCTTTCTGTTCTTTAGATGGGTAGGATTTTTTGTCTGCTTTGATTTCTAGGAATAGTCCAGCATATTGACTATTTACTTTTAGGATTTGCATATCAGGAAAGCCTTTGACATATCCTGTCTTTTTGGCTAAGACTGCTTGTTTCATAGATGTTCTGATACCACCAAGACTAGCACAGTATCTTATGTCAGGATATGCGAACTGCATATAAGTGCAGAATGATGATTGTACTTGTGCTTCTTTTTTCATTTATAGTTTACCACCTACAATGTTTTCACCACGTACCCCCCTACTACCCCCCATGCCCCCCTCGTTATAGGTAGTTCCTTTAACAAGTTGGTACATTAGGGGTTGAGATACGCTGTATTTTCTAGCAAGAGATGATATTGTTATTTTGGGTGTTGAGGTTTTGTACTCTCTTCTAATAGCGTCTGCTTCTTCTACAGTAAACTTTCTTCTGGAGTAACCTCCACCTCTACTATCTTTTCTATCTTCTAATTTTATTTTTCTAATCTTTGGCATAATCTAGTATTCATCTGTAAACCTATCTGTTGTTTCGCCATATTGATTTTCAATATCAATATCTATAAAGGTAACATCAACATCTTCTGGCTTTCTTCTATTTACATAACATATTCTATTTATAGTATCTTCATCGTTTTTTATTTCTTCTAAGTTTGACGTTAAAACAAAAGTGTCTAATACTCCTCTCTTACCTTTTCTAACCCCTTTTTTTATTTTTATTTCGTAGGTTATAAAAACTCTGAAGATTGGTTTTTTCATTTTTCCATTGACATTTTTAATAGAAATAAATATCCAATTATATCATCAACAGTATCTTCTGTCTTATCATTTATACCTCTATTTTTTATTCTTGATAACTTATCATCTAGCCTAGCACATATAGCCTCAGTAGAATCTAACTTACTAAATATGTTTGGAGGGTTCAATGCTGTGTTACCATAGGCTGAATTTTTTTCTTTCAGCAGTTTCACTACTCTGTCAGACACTTTGTCTAAATGCCAATTAAAGTTGTAATCTACTTTTTCTTTTTTCATTATTTCGTCTTTACTTAAAAGCATTTTAGGATTTATCATATCTTCTTTATTATCAAAAGTATTAGATGGTGTCCATCCATTCCTACCAGTTTCGTGATAATATTTATTATGCTTTGTCATTTTTTTTTATTTTGTTAATTCTTTTTAAATTATCTTCTATATCATTATGCTCTCTCATCATTATAAACTTCATAATTTTAAAAAAAACAATAACAGATAAAATTTCTAATAATAATATTTTCACTTTACAAATATATAATTTTATAATTTATCATCAAATTTAGTATAAAATACACATTCAAGTATACAAATAAAAATAACTATTAACAATATGATTGTTAGTATCTTCATTATTCTCTGATTTGTCTAATCAAATACATGATTATCCAAGTAATTATTACCCATCCAATCATTTTATACCCCATTTTTTATTATCTTCTTCTGTAAAATAATTATTTGCTTCTAAATCATTTGTATATTTATTAGCCTTTTTATATAATTCTGTATTGTTTTTCTTAATATACTCTACAAATGTTTCATTCCAATATAATTTAGATTGCAAACTATGATTTTTCTTTAATAAATTTTCAAAAATTATGTATGGTACTTTTTCTTTTTTCATATTCTAATTGTTTTAATCATCTTAATAATTTTGGTTCTGGTCTGTAGTGAGGTACTGATTTTGGATTTTCTCCTTTGTCTACCTTTGCTCTTGCATCCCAAATTAAATCCTTATGCTTTCTTAGCCAATTCATATATGTAGGAACATTTAGATGTATAAAATTTCCTTTTATAGGTGTCCTTACTCCTAAGTTAAATGCATTTTGAGCATCTTCAAAATAAAAGTTCTTATAAGTTTTGGCTAAATCATCTGCTAAACTTTGAGATAATATCATTATAGTATCTTCCTCAACATTGCTTTGACCTAACTCAATATATGTTTTGCTAATTAAATCTACAGAACCCATTAGTAGTTCTTCTTTTGTCATTGTTTTTATCTGTTTCATTAGTTAAATTGTTTTTTTAGTTTTTCTTTTACATTAATATTCTTTTGCAAATGAGAATGTATCTTACTCATACTGTTATTGTTTTTAGTTTGTCTTTTTTCCCAAGTCCTTATACAAGCCTTCCAAGCCTTCATCTTGTTTTTACCAATCTTCCAATCTTTACTTTCATAAAAATCATAAAAAGTTTCTGCATCTATATTATTCTTTCTTTCAGTACAATAATCAGCAATTTCATTAATAGTTGGTTTTTTAAAACGCACCTTATTATTACTATCTGTAAGATTAATATTAATACTTGTATTATTATCCTTAAACTTTTCTTTAATACCCCCCTTGTCGTTTTCTTTAATACCCCCTTTAAGAATACTTATATACCTCCTATCAATTTCTTTAGTACCCCCTTTATAAGTGTAACTAGATGATATATAGCCATTTGCAATTAGTTCGCCAATCCATTTAGATATTGTTACTATACTCTTGCCATAAAGATTAGAAAAGTATTTGTTAGTTGCAAAGCACTCACCATTCATATTGAGTAATGCAGTAATTTCAGCATATAATAATTTAGCATTGGCAGTAAGGTTTTTATCATACCTAACCTCAGCACTAATTATAGCATAGTAGTTTGGTTGTTCTTTCATTGTTTAGTTGTGTTTTTGTATTTTTAGTTCATAGCATTTAGTATATGTAGACATAACAATATCCCAATCACTAACATCTTCATGCTTATACCAGCAAAATCTTGCGTATAAAGCATTAAGAGGCTGAATGAATAGATAGTGCGTAACTTTTTTGTTAGTGTTGTTATGGGCTTTAAAATTAACTCTAAGAGTGTTTCCTTTACTTTTAACACCTTTAACATCAATATAATTTAATTCTCCAATACCCTGCATAATTATGTCAGCCTCAACTACTGGTTTGTCTTCTACAAGTGGGGCTGCCTTATATTTAACACCATTGTTATTATCTAAGATATGTCTTGCTACTAACTCGGCAAATATTCCTAGACTTTGTATTTCGTGTTCTTGATTACCTCTATATTTTTCTGTATTTTTATTATAAACATTTGCAGATAACATACTCCTAACCTTAGCAAGTTCATCAGACAAGCCAATGAAAGTGCTAGGGTAAGTTGTATTTTTCCAATTAGTCATTAGAAAGGTAAATCATCATCTCCAGTAGTTGATTTAACTTTTTTAGGAGAAGTTTGATTATCTGTAGGAGGCTCATAATCATTTACATAAGAGTAATGAGTAGCCCCTTTTTCAGATGGTTCTCTTCTTTCTGCAATCACCATAGAAACCCAACCATTCTTAGAGTTTTCTTGTAGTGCATCCGTTTTAAAGTTTGCAACCATCATTGTTCCGAATTTTGTTTTAATGTTTTTGATGCTACTAGGCAAGTAGACTTTGTCTTTCTTTTCTTTCATACTTTAATTTATTTATTTTATATAATTTGGTTAATGTGTTATTTATTGTGTTTAATTGTTCTTCTAAATCTCTTATTTCTTCATCTACTTCAACTTCAATAATTTTGTTTTCAACTCTTTCAAAATTTTGTTGTTCTGATTCATAAGTCTCGTATTCAAATTTAAACTGCTCATGATGATGTATTATAGATGCATGATGTAAGTTTGTAACCTTACCTATATTTTTCAAGGTCATATCAAAAACCTCTCTTAATATGTAAATATACAATCTTTTAGCCTGTATGATGTTTCTTTTTCTGCTTCCTAAAAACAATCTTTCTTTTTCAACATCATATATTTCACATATTTCATTAACTATTATTTCGTCATAATAGTCGCTAAATTTTACTCTTCTTCTTTTCATTTTATTATTTTTTAAGTTAATAAACCATACAAACAGAGAAGCCATCTCCGATTGTCCATTGTAAACTAATTTTTCTTTTTAATTAATATTCAATTTCTTGTTGTTTATCAATAATGACTGGTAATCTCTACAAAGTATAACAGCGGTGTTAATAATTATTTTGATTACAACTCTGTTTATATAGTTTTAATTTTATTTAATGTCATACACAATAGTATCAACAATGTCCTGAAACTCTAACCCTAAATAGTCTGCTAATCTTTTAGCGTGTATAAACCTCATGTTAGTTGGTGTAGCAATAAACTTTTTACTTGTTGCATAGTTAACCTCTAACACTTTACAAAGCCTTAAATTAGATACACCATATATTCTAAGCAAAGCCTCAAATTCGTTCCTTGATTTTCTTATCTTGTTTAAAGAATATTTATTTGTCATTTGTTAAGTATTTATCTACTTTAGACTTTTCTATTTTAAATTTATTTTTCCCAACGTGATAGAAATCAACCAACTGGTTTTTATTTAAAAGTTGCATAATTTCATCTTCAATAACCTCGCCAAGTATATTTTTTTTGTACCACACAATATAAGAGTGAGGTTTACTAAAGTGATTATAAATCTCTATGTCCAAACACTCCATCTTTGAACATTTTGAGCCATTGTTTTCTTGTGTCTTTTTCAATTTTATTTTCGTTTATTAGTTTTATTATTTCTTGAGCATCTATTTCTGATGTTTCATTTAGATTGCTCATAATGCTTTCTATTGTTTCTGTAGTTAATGAGGTATTGTGTATGTTGCTATCAATGATGAACCATTGCGTATCTGTAATAGGCTTTGGCTCACCATTGTGCAACTCATCAAACCAATCGTCATCCACTAATCAACAATCTCATCTTGACCGAACACTCCTTGCTCGTAGAATCCAGCAATTTTAAGAACTACTCTTGACATTGCTCTCTTTTCTGCCATAGCAACAGGAAACTTTTTACCACCTCCCATTAAATTAGCATCAGAAGCCTCGCCAAAACTCATAGAATTTCTAACATCATTTCCAACTTTCATTGTTGCTGCTGCTCTCAACACGCATATAGACTTTTCTATATCCATATTAATAACTTCATAAGCAACTGTAATGTTGTTTTTAGATACAATCTTATCAATACCAGTTCTTGTGATAATTACAAAGCCTCTTTTATCTTTGTATATATCTTCTTCTGTTAAACCATTTTCTTTGTAAAGCCTTCTTAGTGCCTCTTTTCTTGTTTCTACAACAGGCTCAGGTTGTTTTCTTAATTTTTCTTGCATAGTTTTTTTCATCTTTTTTTTGTTTTTAGTTAATAATTATTGTTGTATTAAATTATCTGTATTGTCTGTCAATACTAAATAAATTTCTTTTAGTTTTTGTTTTAATTCTATTATTTCTAATTTGTAATTATAATTTGACTCTCTAAGTATTCTAACTTCTTCATTAGTATGTTTTTTAAATTCTTCTTTATTAATACTATTGGCTGGTGTGTAAGTTTCCATTTTTTATTTATTTGGTTAATAATGACGCAAAGTTATAAAATTGGAATTAACCACCAAAGGTTTTTTAACATTTTTTCAATAAATGTTTACCTACTAGGTTAAAATTTTGTGATTTTTTCTAAAAATAATGAACTAATCGTGCTACTTGACCACTATTTCTTTCGTGAACAAAGCCTTCTACTGCTTTTAAAATACCTGTATATCCCTTTCTTGAGTGCCAACTATCAGTCCCTGATGGTGAACGCATATACTCTACAGTAACACCTATAAAGTCTTTAGCATCTCTCCACTTATGTTTTATTTTGTGATGTAAATGATGTAAATACCAATACCTGTACTTAGTCTCACTCCACATATCTGGCTTTTCTTGAGCCATTAATAAAGGAAGATTGTCCATCTTAGCACCATCACCATGCTCTAATCCTATCAAGTTAGTACCATACTGATAATACTTTCTATGTGCCACCCCTACATCAAAAGAAACTTCCTCGTCTTGTCTAAACCAACTTTTTAATGCGTGTGCTAAATGAAAGCCACTTTGATAATCGTGATTACTCATACAATGTATGACATCTACAGGTGCTACCTCTCTTAACATCTCTACACATTTAACATATAAGGCTAATGCAACCTCAAAATGTTCCCACCATTTACCATCTGTATCTTGATAAGTACCTTTTGTCGTTGAGCCATATACATTGTCAATATGCAAAACATCGTTTCCTATGCAGAATAAAACCCTTTCTATACTAAACCCCTTAGACTTGTCAATAAGCCCTTGTAGCCCCTCTAAAACTTGCATACAAGCAGTTTCAACGTCATATTCACTGCCAGTTTCATTGGCATTTGCGTATTTACCTATATGAATGTCTGCTGGATTTATTACTAATAAGTGATTTGCATTTTTATTTTTTCTTTTTACTGATGGGTAATGAGGAGAATAGTTTTCTATAAATTCACTTATCTTATCTAATATATCGTTTGTAGTTATAGATACATCTTCTTTTGTTACTACGCTGAATCTAAACTCTCCACTTGCAGACTGCCAATGTTTTACCGATACTACATCTTTTTTATCAATACCCCTTTCATCAAGGTGCATATCTAATACTGTATTATTGTTTACGTTGGTTTCTGTTGCTCTACTTTCGTAAATCATTTCCACCTCTTCTTCAGATAGCCTAAGTCTTTTTCCGTTTTTTTTCATAGTATTGTTTAATTTGTTTGTTGCAAGATAATAAAAATAACCCCTTTAAAATACAAGAGTGAGATGTTTGTGAACACCCCACTCTTGAAAACTATAAACAATGAAAACAAAGACAGGCACAACCCTGTACTAAGTTCACACAAAGATAATTATTTTTCTTTAACACAACAAGAATTGCAATTATTTTTCTCAAATACAGAGAAGCATAAAGGCAACACCCCTAGTGCTGTTAATATTAAAGCATTAGTATCAATACCATTTTTCTCTATATATAAACTTGCAGCAATAACAACTACTCCACTAACTGTTCTTTTGCTACTCCACTTGCCTTTAGAGTCAGTAAATAGTTCTTTAACTGCTTTTAATAATTCTGTTATTGGCTTCACACCACCTGTTAATAGTGCCTCACCCACCCATTTTTTTATCATTATTTCTTAATATCTGCTATACCCTGACCTAAGATAAGTGTCAAGATTGCGTAATAAACTTTTTCAATTTCTCCTTCTGTTAATCCTAATTTAACTGCTACGAACGGAACAAATATAGCCCCTAAAGTGTACCAGAATTTTTTTGAATCAACCATTTTTTTTAAAATTTCCATTTTTATTTATTTTAATTAATACTCTATTTAATACAACCAAATAACTGGACTTGGTTTTTCGTTATCTACATCAACATGAATGAAATTTTTAGCAATACCAAATCTTTCAAACTCAGCATAAACTAAAGCATCCATAATTATGGCTCTAGTAGTGCTGTCTTTGCACTCTATATCTGCAGCCACTCCTTTTATATGTGAAGATGTAGGGTTTTTCTTACTTTCTGGATGGTTTGCACATCTGTAACCACTATTGATTTTAAATGGTATACCTGCAAATCCTCTTGCTCTATCTAACTGCAATAACAAATCTTTACTAATAATAGTTTCTCCACAGCCACACTTACAGGTAAACTCTGATTTTTTAAAAAACTTAAAATTCATTTTATTTTGATTGATTAAGATTTTGAATAATCTCATCAAAATATCCACCAAACTCATCTTTAATATCTTCTTCTTCTGGAGTGTATTCTTCAATTTCATCCACATCATAAGTAAAAAGTATAAGCATTTCATTGTCATCTTCCTGAACCTTAACCTCTAGTTCTCCTTCATGATGTAAAGTTTCCATCATTTCTTGAGTAAAGTGAAAGTGATGGTCATGCTCATCATCAGAATAGTATTTTCTTTTTTTAGCCATGTTTTTTTTATCTATTTGTTCTAATTTCTTTATTGCCCAATTAACCCCTGCATCACCACCCCAAGCATCCCACATTATACCTCCACAACCTTCATCATAAGGAACATCTTTGTGTTGCTGGTGTCTTTTAAATGAAGCCATACGAGCAATGGTTCTTCTTGTAAGGCTTTCTCTATTAGCAAGTTGCCTTGCTCTTGTCCAGCCAACGATAGTACCACAATCACTACCATTCTCTTCTTTATACTTTATTGCTCTCTTAGCATTATTGGTTGCTGCTTGTGGGTAGTCATTATAAGTTTCTTCTGCATAATAGTCTTTATTGGCAGTTTCACAGGTTTGTTTAGAATCATACTGACATTCGCCAGTTTGACCAAACTTCCATTTACCATTTTCACATTCGTAGCAAGGCATGATTATGCTGTTACTGCAAGGATTTCTACATCACAGGCTGCTGTATTTGCATTTGCTTTTATTTGAGTTATATCTTGAAAAGAACCAAAAGTTGTACTTGCATCAATAGCATCCATCTCATTGTTCATAAGAATAAAAGTGTCTCCTGCTGCTAATTTATAAAAGAATGAGTCCGCACCATTATATAGAGTTAAGGTTACAAAGTTAGTGTCATCTAAATTTGTTACTCTAAAGTATTTGTAGTCGGCTACTGCTACTTGCCCTGCTGCATCTGCCGCCCCAAAATTTAAAACTGCAGGGTCACTTGTGCTTATATTCATAACTCTTTGCAAAACCTGTCCATTACTTGTATATGTTTTGTTTGCCGAATTACCATAGTTAACCCCATTCAAAGTATAACTCTCTCTGATACTTACTGTTAAGTCTGCTGCTGTTACTGTTGTTGCCATGTATTTTTATTTTTTTATTCTGTAAATATTTTTATTAATGCCCCTAAAGTTATAGTATATATAACCCACATTGCTTTTACTAAAACCTTTCTCATTGCTGTGTTTCTGTTTACTCTAGCAGTTACACCTTTATCAGGGTCTAAAAGTTTTTCAGTAAGCATATCTAATTTAGAGTCAATTTTATCTATTTTACCATCCATTGTAATAATATCTTTTTTCATTGCTATTAACTCTTCTTTAGTATTCATTAGTACCCTATTGTTTCTACTGTTAGATTTACAAAAATCTCAGAACCTCCACTAGCCTCTTTAAGCATTGGAAACAAAATATCTCCTGCTTTCAAAGCACCTGCAGTAATAGTTGTTTCGTTAATTGCGACTAACTTAGAATTATGACTAGCACCTGTTGCAGTAAATTCATCAACAACTACTGGTGTTAAAGCGGAAGAAGAACCTGCTGTTGGAGTAAGTTTGCAAATCGCTATTGTAATTACATTACCACCATCACTAGTTACCCATCCTCTTATACTGTTTACTGTAGCAGTAGAAGGAACAACATGACCTGCACCTGCTCTAAACATATTTTTAGGTGTTATTGTAGCACCTGTTGCACTTGTACTACCAAAGTCTATATCCCACTGGAAAGGAGATTTATTATCTTCTATATCTTCTCCGTAACTATAATTCGTAAGTGCAGAGCCAATATATCCTTGCATTTTATAAATAGTTGTTCCTAATGCACTTTTTGATACCCACTCTAAGTTGCCATCTTTTAAAGTAACACTAGTACCTGCGTCTTTACAAAGAATAGTAGAATTTGTTGCATTTTCAAAACCTTTTGGGTTGTGTCTATTAATATCTTGTAAATTTTTATGTTCGTTTGAAGCCATTTATTTATTTTTTAACAATCATCACAAGGACAAAAATCTTTCCAAGTGTTATAATTTCTAGTAGGTCTTGAATATATACTGTCATACATTATTATGCCATGATTTTTATAAACATTTTCGTTACAAGGTTTGTTAGACTCGTAAGTAGGGTAATGACCATTTTGGTCATCATCGTTCATGTAATCCAACATATCTTTTAAGTATATCTCAGACTTTCTGTATGTGTCTTGCTTATAAGCATTTAACTCTGAAGGGTCTATAATAGTAGCAAACTCATCTATATTATGTACTATACCTGCACTTGTACTATTACTCTGCACCTCATTAATAACCTCAAATCTTACAAACCAAGAAAGACATCTAGTTAAGAAGTCATCTACAAGTGTTTGATTGTGAGTAGTTAAAGTACCATTATTATGCTGTGTCTTTATTTCTTCATAAAACTTCTGACCTAAAGCAGACTTTATGTGTGCTAATTCAGAAAGCAATATAGTATTATCAGATATTAAAGCAGGGTCAGTGTTTGCATTAGTAAAACTATTGCTTATAACTTCTGCTGCTGTTACTAGAGGGATATATTTGTTTACATTTGCCATAGTTATTCTTTAGTTTCAGTTACTTGTGAATCATTATCTTCATCATCTCTTGTTACAATAATCTGCTCTCTATCAGTTATGAACATATCACCCTCCTCTAACATTGGTAAGTCCTCATCTAACATTTTTCTTTGCTCATTAATAGTAAGAATTTGTTTAGGGTCTATTTGAGTTGCAAAACTAATTGGTGGCTCGTAGTGTATAATTAATTCTTCTGGTAAGAATCCCATCTCCTTAAATAAAACAGTTCTAAGACCATTTAATAACAAATCAGATGTGTCTTTAATTACTGTAGTCATTGCTAAATCATAAGCAATTCTAATCTCACTTCCTGTATTATTCATCTTACCAGAACTTACTAAACCACTTAATGATGGCTGCCATCTATGAGCAGTCACAATATTTTGGTCAGTAATTCGTTGTAAATCTATCCAACTACCTTCTTGGTCATCTTTTATAATTTGAACATTAGCGTTTGAAGCCTCACCATTCTTAACAATAAACATTATCTTGCCATTATTCCCATCTCCAACAAACTTCTTTTGTGCTTCTCTAACTAATTTTTTTGCTTCTTCTTCCCCCATATCACCATTAATCTCAATAATAGCAGAAGGTTGAAAGCCATTTTTGAATTTTGTGTGATTCCATTTTCCTATCTCATAATCTACTGCAATATGTTCTAAAGCAGCAATATAGTCTGGTAATCCATAGAATTGAAAAGTAGGCTCATAGTCTTTAAACTGAACTACAAATCTACTACTTCTGCTATTTGGATAAAGAGGAATTATAGAAAGTTTATCCTTCATAGTATTGTACTTAGCCCAGTCTGGGTGTACATATACTTCTTTTTTGTTTTTAGACATTCTAACAGTAGTTGCATCTATGTGGTATAGATTTAAACCACCATCATATAAAACACCCTCTAAATAAGCATTTCCAAAAGTGTAATAGTCATCAGCAAGTTTTTTAAAAACTTCTCTTAATGACTCGCCATCAGCATTTACATCTTTTATGTATTCTTTAACAGTTTCATTGTTAGTTACAAATTTTGCACCACTTGTAAAAACTGCTTTTTGTGCCAATACACTTCTGTGTGTACTAGACTTTCTTTTTAATTCTGCTAAGTATTGAGGAAACAAGTTGTTAGTACCAAAAGGAATGAACTTAGTCCTTACCTTTGATAAGTCTTGTGGTTCTTCAATATGTTCAGGGATTGCTAAATTAAAAACTCCAAATTCAAAAGTATTACTCTTTTGAGTCTGAAGATTTTTTACCTGACTTTTCTTTCTTGGCTGCTTTCTTTGACTCATCTTTTGTTTTTGTAGTTGATAATTTTTCTATTAAATTAGTTGCTCCCAATTCTTCGTAAGCGTATGCTAACTCTTCTTGTGTTGCTGATGCTGTTCTTATAACACCATTAGCACCATGATATATTGTTACTTTTTTTATCGCCTTATATTTTGCCATAATTGTATAAATTTTTAAGTGTGATAAATCTACAATATTATTAGAGCAATCACACATTATTATAAAAATATATTAATAGGGTCATGTTTAAAACATTTTACGATAAAATACCAACCTATTATTATATATTTATTTATTATGTTGTAGTTGCTGTTAAAGCAGACGTATCAATTACAAGACCTGCACCAGTTGCTGGGTCGTATTGTCTTGGAAGTTCAAACTGTCTAGCCATCAAATTAACTGTCAAACCATTTTCATCTGAATACGCAGCACCTGTACCACCCTCCATACTTGCTAAATTTAAGAAAGTTTGATTTTTAGAAGGCACATCTTCGTTTGCATATTTTTCACTTAGACCTATAACTAATTTTTCATCATTTGTGGTTACAACTATTGCCATCATACAAGTATCAAGCATTGTTTGTAATTCGTGCATCCTAGTATTGTTTATTTGTGGTATCATAAAATTAAGACCACACTCAAATGCTGTTGAGCCATTTTCTTTAGTTGCATTTATAGTTAGTGCAGCAGTTTCATTTTTAAATTCAAAAACAAACCAATTCGCTGTTGAACCACCACCACTAGTAATCTTTGTTACATCATGCTTACCCACACCATTATCATAAGTTACAACATCATCAGTAGCAAAACTTCTAAGGCATATTTGTTTTATACCACCTGTGCTTTGTAGGGATGTACAATCTACACCGATTCCTTTATCTATTGCCATATTATTATTATTTTATAAATTATTAAAAAGTAATTAAGAGAGGAGGACTAGCCTCCCCTCTAATATTACATTATTGTTTAGTAGAAAATTCCCCATTGTACAAGTGAAGGGTACAAGAATTGCACTCCTAACTTGAAGTATCCTCTGAAGAACATTTTTTCTTCTAAGTCATCATAAAATACTTTGAAAGAACCTTCTGGGTCTGTTACATCAGAACCTATAATTAAGTTGTCTACTGCACAGTAACAAGCACCTTCCGTTCCATTAACACCACCTCTCAAGAACATTGCTGGGTCAGTATCTGCTAAAATAGTATCCCACTCATACATAGCCACTATCTCAACACCTCTAAACTTAACAACTAAAAGACCATCTTGTTGGTTAGTAATTGCTAAATCAGCAGAAGTTCCTTCTAAGTTTTGCAAGTAAGCATTGTAAGTCTTAGGAGATACATATATTCTCTTGTCTGCTGCAGGAACTTGTTGTAATGCTGCTGGTGCAGAGTCATACATAGTTCTTAATAAACTAAGAGATTCTGCTGCTGTAGGTGCTGTAGGTGCTACTGCACTTATCTCAGTTCTAGCAGCCAATACAGTTGCATCGTCACCCATTAATTTCATCCATCCAGACATTTGGTCGTAGTTAGCAGTTGCACTATCTCCACCCCATGCTAATCTTACTACATCAGAACCAATACCTTTTACAGCACGATTTACAATCGCATCTGCAACTACAGTTCCTTCAAGGTTAAACACATCAACACCACTTCTGTATAATTCTTCAATGTAAGTGTTTTCAAACTCAGATTGACATTGCTCAAGAGCAACTCTCATTCTACCAGCAGTAATTGTTTTATTTTCAATATTAAATTGTGTAGTACCACTAGTTGCAGAACAAGAAGTGTATTTTTGTACTATTTTTGTTAGAGCAGCAGAAGTGTAAACATTCATTTTATGTTTTACATTAGGTATAACTCTATAGTTACGCATAATGTCATCACTTTTAAATACTGGCTCATAGAACATCTCATTTAGACTCGCCCCATTGTATGTTGCGAAAGTTCCTTTATTTGCTACGTTTGCCATTTTTTTTTATTTTTTAGTTATTAAATTTATTTCTAAGTTTTTCTGCTATCGCATTGTAAAAATCTGCATTAGCATCTTCTTTTTTGTTCTCAACCACTACAGGGTCTGCTTCAGTTACAATTTCTGTACCTTTAGCATCTGCTTTGTTGATTTTAGCGTTTAAGGCTTCAACCTCTTCAGTTAAAGTTTCGTTAGTTCCTTTAGCATTTACTAACTCTTCTTCTAATGAAGTGATTTTGTTTGATAACTCAATGTTATTAGTTTCAAACTCAGATATTTTATTCATAATATCATCATTATCACCTAAGTTAACATTTATAGTCGTTTCTTCAACAATGTCTTTAGAAACTTTTACATCGCTTTTTACAGCAGCAACAATTTCCTCAACTTTGTTGTTAAACCATTCTTTTAACTCATTAGTCATTTTTTTGTTATTTATATTAATACTTAATTTATTCTGTATTTGTTCTTGTGTGATGTTCTTAAATTTAGAAACATCATACTTAGCAGCCACCTTAATAGAATCAGAGATAGTGTCTACAAAACCTAATTCAAATGCCTCTTCAGCATTTAGCCAAGTTTCTTCATCCATCATTTCAGACAAAACATCATAAGATAATCCTGTCTTTTTTCTATAAATGTCTGTTAGTTCACCTGAGATTTTATCAAGAGTTTCTGCTGTTTTTCTCATATCTTTAGCCTCACCCATTGTACCTCCCCAAGCGTTATGAATCATAAACAAAGAATTTTCAGCCATAACAACCTCGTCTGCACCAAGAGCAATAATAGTAGCAATACTCGCTGCTATTCCCTCAATATAAACTGTAGTTTTAGCCTCTCTTCTTTTGATTACATTATACATTGCCATACCATCAAAAACATCTCCTCCTAAACTGTTAATTCGTAAATTGAGTGGTAAGTCTTTTAAATCTTTAATGTCATTAATAAACTCTTGTGCTGTTACACCATAAGTTCCTATTTCATCAAAGATATATACGTCAGCAGTTTTACCTGCTTTATTCTTAATGTTATACCATTTTTCTTTCATGTACGCAAAAATATAAATAGGGAAAAACAAATTCACCCAATTTTCTTACAAAACTTTAATCTCTAATATTATAAGATATTGTTGACTTCTGCCTTTCTTTATAAACTATGTTCTGTGCTTGGCTCTCGCTTATGTTGTACTTTATAGATAAATCCATCCAAGTGTGAGTTCTGCTACCCTTGTTTGTAGCCAACATTCTATCAAAGTCTACGATAATCATAAAGTTACGAAGTCTTTTAGGTTCTATTATACCTCTTTCTACAAAATGTCTAACAATGTCTTTACAGGTAGGATGTAGCCCAAATCTTTTTTCTAGTCCAATACCAGCAGTTTCAATAAAGTCTTTTACAACATCAATTTTATTTTGCTTTTGTTTTTTTCTTTTTAGAGGCATTAGGTTTTTTTGTTGACGTTTGTTCGGTTATAATCCATTCATCTACCATAGTTTCCCAAAACTTAACAACAGCCATTCTGCAAGAAGAACAATGTATATCCTGTTTTTGAGTAGGAAATAATAAATGCCATTCTGCAAACATTATATTTAATGATTCGGTATGATAAGATGTAAAGTTTTTTTGGTAATTCTGATTTCTAACAACAGAATCTGTCATCATGCTTCTTTTGTTTTTGCTGTAATTATCAGCGATTTCTTTAAAATTCATAGGTTATTTTTTACCATTTGTTTTGTGGACACTTACCAAAGAAGTCTTTTGTAAGAGAAGTCTTTGCATCTAGGAAACACTTGCAATCTGCACATCTTGCCCCCCATTTAATCTTTGGTCTTTTAAGTAACATAAAGTTTCGGTAAAAATTACATTTTTTACATATATTCAATCTTTCTATTTTGGTTTTTTTATCAACAAACATTTGTTAGTAATCCTAAAGTTAATACTAAAATCATTAATGTAAAATAAATTATAAATATTTTAACCTGATTCTTATCCATTATATTCTTGCGTCAGCCTCTATAACGCTAACTGAGTTTTGACTATCAGTAATGTCAGCCTCTACTACCACTACTTTATTTGCACTTCCCATAGCACCCATCATCTGATTCTGCCCTAAAGCGTTAAATTGCTGTTGTGAGAAAGAAGGTTGATTTAAAAGACCACCATCTGCAAACTTAACACCTCCTCCTGCAGAGTTCATTGCTGATAGTTGATTTCTAAACATCGCTGTACTTCTTTTATTTATCACTGCCTCACCTCCTTCTAATTCTACTACTCTACCACCTACTGCAAATTTCTCTCCTCCTTGTGCGTGTGACCTACCATGTACCATACCACCATTTGCAAACTCTTCTATCATTCCACCACTTGCAAAAGAGTTTTTCATTGATTTCATTAAAGATAATGTAGAAGCCATAGCAGCAATAAGACCAACAACATTTATAATCTTCATCCACCAAGGAGAATCTGCTGCCGCACTTGATATAGCCCTTCCATAATCAGCCATTGCTTCAAAATTCTTTGCTATTGCTGCTGCTCTTGATATTTTTATTCCTGCTTCTTTTACCCCTTGTAAACTCTTCTCCTCTCCTGCAATATATATTAATTGATTGCCAATTTCTTGCATTTCATTAATCTTATCTTCTCTATCTTTTTTCTCGTCTGCTTCTTCTTTTTGTTTCCTATCAAAAGCAGCCTTTTCTGCTTCTGCAACAGTTTGTATTTTGTTTAATTCATTTTCAAGAATCTGACCATTAATAACAGAAACATCTTCGCCATATTTTATGTAGAGATTTTTTAAATCCTCAAGCCTCTGCTGCTCTATATCAAAAGCAGCCTCGTTATAAACCTCATCTTCTATTTCTTTATTAATAAGTCCTTGTTTGTGAATATTTAAAAGTTCTCGAGATTCTCTATCTATTCTCTGTTTTTCATCTTCAAACTCTTTGTCTTTTCTTGCTTTTTCAGCAGCAGATGCAGCAGCATCTTCAGCATCTTTTATTCTTTTTGCAGCAGCATCAGATTCTTTTTTAGTCTGTTTGGCGGTTTCTTCAAACTGAAAAAGAATATCTTGTCTTTGTTTTAAATTTTCTTTAAGTTGTTTTAGTTCACTCTCTAATCTCTCTTCCTCTGGGTCTTTTATAACATCAGGAAGTGATTTGTTTTTTTCTTTAATCACCTCTAACTCTTGTTCTCTAAGTCGTATATGAAATTCAAGTGTGTTTATGTTTTTCTTAGTTAGTTTAAGGTTTGAATCTTGTAAATCTAATGTTGATTCTAGTTGCTCATTTAACCTTTCTAATCTTGCTGCCTCAGCAATATCTTCAATGTTTTTTGCTGTAGTTAAACCTATAAAATCAGTAAACTCTCTCCATCCTTCTGTTCCTGTGAGAAAATTTAAAGACTTTCGTAAATTATCAACACCTCCCGCTATAAAATTAAACCCTATTGCTTGTTTTACTGCATCTTTTATCTTAACTGCAATTTCTGCTATAGCATCTGCATTATCTGTGGCTGCATTGGTTAAATCAGTTAAATCTTGAACCCCTTCTCTAATTGTTGGAGAAAGCCTACCTCCAACGTCCTGTCTTAATCCATCTGCAGCAGAGGACAACTTTTTTAAATCTCCTTCAAGGTTATCTTCAATTATGGCAACCATTTCTTTTAAAGCCCCATTAGCAGAGTTAAATTTTTGTGTTAGTTCGCCAATGTTTTCAGCCCCTCTTATCATTGTGTTAAATGCAGCAACCTGTCTTATATCTACAAGACCCATTATCTCCTCATTTGAAAGACCTTCTTTGTTTAATTTTAACAATGCTTTTTGTAAATCTTCACTGCTATTGACTGTAAATCCTAAATGTTTAGATAAATCAGAAGAAGAATCTTGCATTTTCAGGAATATGTTTCTCAAGGATGTACCTGCAATAGAAGCCTCAATACCTGTATCTGTTAATTTTGACATTACTGCTGTGGTAGCCTCTATGCTTATACCTGCTGCTGCTGCAATAGGGGCAACCTTAGTCATAGAAGTTTGGAATTTTTCTATATCCATAGCAGAACTTGTAAATGAAACAGCCATAACATCTGTTACTCTTTGAGTTTCACCAGCATCTAATCCAAAACCTCTAACTGCTGCCCCTGCTACAATCGCTGCTCTTGCTAAATCAGAATCTGTAGCCACTGCTAAGGCAAGTGTTGCTTCTTGTGCTTTTAATATTTCGCCTGTAGTAAAACCTAATTTACCATAATTAGTTTGTAGTTTTGCTACTTCTGTTGCTGTAAAGAAAGTGGTTCTACCTAGTTGTTGTGCAGACTTAGTAAGCATATTAAATTGAGTCTGATTAGCCCCTGTAATTGCTTTAACTTTAGCCATTTGAAATTCAAAATCTCTAAAACTTTTTAAGGCATTACCGACAGCATTTGTTACTGTTCTAAATGCAGTTGCTGCTGCTAAAACACCTGCTGCCATCTTACCAAAACCAATAGTTGTGCTTTTAGTTTTTTTCTGTAAATTATCTAACTGCTTATCTCCTTGTACGACTACCTGTACTACTATCTTTTCTGTATTTGCCATATCTTTATATATTAAAATGCTCTAGTAACATTTGTTTTTGGATTATTTTTTTTAATTTGGTCTGAAATCATATTAGCCACATCTATCCCTATTGATGGTGCTAATTTTGCTGCTATTTCTTTTGAATGTTTGTCTGCTACATATCCTGCAAAGTTTGTTCTTCTTGGTATATAGTTGCCTTCTTGATAAACAACATAAGCATCTCTCATACTATTATCTGGGTAATTTCTATTACCATAACCACTCGTTTTTATTCTTGATAAAATTGCTATAGCACCAGATATTCCTCCTTTTATATTTCTTTGCTTCATCCATCTTTGTATTGTGTTGAGGTTTGGAATTTTAGCAAATGCAGGATTGTTAACTGCTTTCCAATAAGCAACAGATGAGGTTACATTTAAAATACTTAAGCCTTTCTTTATAACATTATATTTCAACCCTCTACTTAATCTACCTGTAGCATTGTGCTTTTGAAACTTTAATTCATCCTGTAGTTTTTTGCGTAGCAAATCTCCCACCTCCCTTAATGTTATATTTGTGTGTTTTAAAAATTTCATTATGAATTAAATCTTAGGTTATCTAAGTTTCTTCTCAATACTTTTTCAGCGTTTCCATTTGCATCTCCTGAATAAACAGGTATAAGAGATTCTAGTTTTTCTTTTACAGATATATTAGTTATATTTATACTTGCAGATGCAGCAGTTGTTGTAAGGTATATTACAATAAAATCATTTGTACTTTTAGCAGTAAATGTTGAGGTTAAAATACATTCTTGTTCAAAAGTTACAGGATAAGTTTTATTAGCAGTTGTGTTTATTTTATAACCCACTTCATTTTGGTCTGGATTATATCTTTGAAAATATGTATTTACATATAAAGTTGCTGTATCAGTATCTGTCGTATTTGTTACTTCAATTTGGTACTCTGTGCCAACAGTAGTAGACAACTGCTGATATATTCCTGCATAAGACAATAATGCACCAGAAGAAGCAGCGTTAAAAGTAAAATAACCACTACCACTTGTCGGTGCTGCTACTACATAATTTTTTGTTCCTGTTTCAGTATGAAATCTGTTCCAATGCCCCGTTGTGTATTGTGTTGGCGAACTACTTGTTAGAGCATCATATATAGGGTCTACTGAATCTCCTGATATAGGTCTATCTAAAACTAAATTCAAACCAGTACCAAGTGCTAAAGCATTAGCCCAATTTATAAACTCACCACTATAAGATATTGCTGTTGTAAAAACCTCTAATCCTTTTTGATTTGCTATACCACTAGATGTTATTTGTTGTTCCTTATTTCTCATTTTATTCTTATCATCTTCAATAATATTATTTTAACTCTCTACCTGTTTAACCACCAAAAGATGGCTGTGTAGCAGAAAAATTCTCTGTTTCTAACCAATATAACAACTCTACTTTTGTAGGCTGATTAGTATTAGGCTTGTAATCTAAAATTTTATTTATTCTCCAATATGCACCATCTATATAAATTAATCTCCTAAAATTCAAATTAATAATGTCTGCTAGTTTTAAATAAATATAAGCAGTCCTTACTCTAGGACTGGCTTTTATCATTGTAAACATTTTTTCATAGTAAGTCTCAAACAATCCTTTTTTCGCTACAGACGCAGCGTAAACTCCTGTAGAGTCATTATAATCTGTTATCAAAACATTGCCATAAGAAAGTACAGGACTATCTAAATGGTCTCTGTTTATAGATGTTGCTTGAGGGAAAGAGTTGCTTACAATAGAATAAACAGGGTCTACAGTTAAATTTGAGTTAGGAATAACCCCTGAAAATCTATCTACCCATGTTTGAACTGTAACCCTTTTATCAAATCCATTATTATAAACAGTTCCACTTGGTGAGTATTTTCTGTAGTGTAAAAGTCTTGGCTCAAAATCAAAACCTTTTGGAGTCTCTGCTCTATCTAACTTTGGGTCTGAATCTGTTTCCCATAAACACGCTGAATAAGCAGGGGTGTCAGGAAAGGCTTGACCATCATTGTCTACTGCATTAAATGTACCTGCAAAAAATGGATTTTCATATACACTACTCCCTCTTTCAAAAGAGTCTGAAAGTTCAGTAAAGTAAGGAAACTCGTCATCTATTTTGTTAAAATCATTCTGACCTCTTGTTTTTACTTTTTCATCTTTGCTGTCAGATTTGTATTTAAAAACAACACTTCTTTTTAAATCAGACTTTACCCAAGAGTCTTTTATTTGCCTACTTCTATCTAACTTACTAGTCCAATCTATAGCATCAGCATAGGGTAGATAAAAGTCATTAAAAGGCTCAATTTCTATTGTTTTTGTAACCTCATTTGTAGTAAGAATTAAATTGAAAGCATGAGCAACACCCTTTATAAAGTCAACTTGCTTATATTCATTATTTATAACATTTTTTAAATCGTAAGTCTGCCCATACTCAACCCTATTAGCATCAAGAGATATAGTAAATTTAGATTCTCCAATATTCCTCCAACTAACAAACACATCAAAAGCCTGTGAAGCGTCGCTTGATTCAATTATCTTAATTCCCCTTGAAAGTTTTAGTCTGTCTCCTTTGTTTAGCCAATATGATTCTAAAGATATACTGTCAGTGCTTTCAAATGGAGTAGAAGAGGAATTATTTACATTTACTTCATGACTACTAGTACCTGCTACGTGAGGATGTAACTCTTTTTCTATCCTACCTATTATATTCCAATGACCCATATTCTCGTCTTTCTGCCCCACTGTGTGTAATTCTAAATTTATACAAGTACCTATAAGAAAAACCTCTTTTCGTATAGTACCATCTTTGTAACACTGAGACACTTGAACTTCAAAACTCGGAACATTTATGTTATAATATCCATACTCGCCTATAGTTATCTCATCATTTGGAGTAAAATCCAACCTACTATTATTGTCTTTTATTATTTCAATATTATAACCAGAAGGAAATGGGGAAGAAGCGTTAGCAAGTCCAACAAACTGCCTGTTATCTCCATCATATTTAGAAGTCGTAGGGCTATCTTCATCAGATTGTTTAATCCCACCACCTTCAAAAATAGTAAATAAATTAACATCTTGAGCAGGAATAGCCCCTCCTGAAGAAGGAAGTGTCTTTGTTCTTTCAGTAACAAGTTTATATTCTAAAGAAAATTCATTCTCTCTTTCTTGTACATTGTTGTATTTAAAGTTAGGTAACAACCATACTAATTGCTTAAACATATCTGAATCCATAAAAGTAGAGGATATGCTATATCCTAATTTTTGAAATATTGCAACTATTGTTGTTTTTACCCAAACTGCAGGTCTCCAATCTGCCGAAGGTGAAGGGGTATTATAACTACTCCCACTATCAAAAAAACCACTATAACCTTTTTTATTTGGTGAGCCTGTTTCATTATAATCATAGGCAGTATCTAAAAGTTGTATTGTGTTAGGGTCGCCATTCGCATTGTAGTTACCATAAGAAACTACAGGGTAAACTATTGGAGATGTTGAAGAGTCGCAATTTTCATCAGCCCAAGTTGTAGTTATTTTTGCTTTATTATATTCAAGTTGGCTTCCTGCACTACCCCACAAACTATAACCATCAGAAAATGATTCATTCAAATATTTACCTTCTAAATCTTTTGCCCAACTCAAGTTGTTGCCATAAAAAACGCAATCATAACTATTAGGGGTTTCTCCATATCCTTCAATACCAGTCACTTTAAGCCTCCCAGTTAGAGAAAAGAAGTCATCAACTGATATTCTACATTTTCTTGAAGATGATATATGCTCACCATTATATAATGAATTTGGATTAAACTGATGTTTTAATATTTTATTGTTGTTTTTTGTAGCAGGAATTTTAAAAGTCTTACTGAAATTTCCACTTGTAGATGTTATATTTTTTATATCTGATATTTGAAACGTCAAAGCAAGAGGAAAGTCAGTATGGTCAGAAACATCTAATCTACCAACAATACTATCTTCCCAAACAATACCATCTAATCTAGTTACACTTACGCTAATTGTGCCTGAGTTTGTACCCCTTCCAAAAACCCTAAGTTTTCCTGTTGTTGTAATAGTAACATCATCTTCTATAGTGGTGTTTCCAGAGGCTCTAAAAGTTTGCCCTATTCCGTTTGCTATATTTCCTGTAATAGAGGCAGATATTCCTATGTTTGATGTTCCATCACCACTATAATTTGTTATTACAATTTTTATTCTATATTTAGACCCTGCCTGTAAGGTTTCTGTAATATCTTCATAAAACTTTGTGTTTGACGAACCATCACCACTCCAGTTAGCCCTCTGATTGTTTATAGTAGATAGAGACCATCCTGTGGCTGCTGTACCTGCAGAAAAATCAACTAAATTTCCCCCTACTCCATAAACATAATCTAATACTTCAATTTTTACTGACATCTATTAGTTTCTTTGAGTTATTGTTTTGTGTGACAGCGTGTATTGTATATTGTAACTAACTAGCCCTTGCTCTTGATTAACAGTTTCAACGTCACTATTTGTTATTATAACAGGTATATACTCCTTGTCTGATGGTCTTAGATAAGGATTCATTTCTTTACCCACTTTAGTCGCTTCCGTTTCCATTTCAATCCATACATTTGGAGACAGCATCATTTTTGCTAACCATTTAGAATCTGTATCGTTTAAAGGCTGAGTATAAACACTAAAACTTTTTTCTGCATTAACATTCATAACTTCTCTCCCCCCTTTATATATATCTCCACCTCTCATAGTGTCTGAAATATAGTCAGTGTTCGCTAAAGCACTCCCTTGACTAGTATCATTTTGATACCAAGTTCTATCTGTAGAGTTTCTCTCTATCACGTCTCTATTTATTGAGTAAACTTCAGTAATATTTCTTTTTGCAGTATAACTATCTATTGCCCCTAAGTCATTCAGCCAATGGAATCTTACAAATGGATAGGCAAGTTTTTCATCCTCTCTATCTATAGTGTAATACCTATATTCAGACGTTCTTCTTGTGTTTGCTGGAAGAGTAAAAGAAAATCTACTTATACTAACCCTGTAATATGCAGTTGATGATGTTATTTTACTACCACTATAAGTTGTCCAATAAGGAAATGAAGCACTACCATCATCATTATAAGACTTGCAAACAGCATGGTTATTAATAAAAGAAGGTGATATATTTTGAGTAAACATACTGTCTTGTGCTTTTCTTATATGTTTTTTGCCTGACGAAGAGTCTACTGCTGTAATAAAATTACTCTCAAAATCGTTTAAATAAAAAGTGTTTTCTGAAGAGCCATCACTAGTAAACGTCTCTACTTTCATGCCTATAGCCCTAATCTTGTTATTTCCTGTACCTCCTATGTTATTAGAAGATGCGTTTCTAAAGTAGAAGTTTAAGCACTCTGCAGCCTCATCTGTTCTTATTGGTTTTTTAGAAGGTGGTGCTGAAGAGTCAGAAGATTCGTTGTTATATCTTGAGAAAAATTTAAACGCTTGATATACACTTGCAGTTACTGTTTCGTTCATTTGCCTAGAAGAATAAAAAAGACCATCTTGTTCAAATTGGTTTACAGAATTGATTATTGAGATAATCTCTGAAGTCTTTTCATCAGACTGAGCCTCTAATATATCTCCAGTTGTATTTATTATATATGGCAATGCTCTTAGCCTTAGCCTTCTCCATGTGCCATTTTTTGACACATTGTAATTACTCACAGGGTCTCCCATACTTGCATTGTTTGATATAACATTGTCTTGCTTTATTTGCCCTCCATTCATACCTCCATACTTGTTGCTCTGCCAAGTACCTTTGCCTATAGGACACAAACTGTAAGATAATTCATCTGCTACAATATTACTAACATCTACTGTGAATCTATGCCCTTCGGCAGCAGCATCTGTATCAAATCTTTTATTTGCTATGTCTCTTGTTTTAGTTATTTCTGCAATCTTTTCCCAACCATTAATATTTGCATCCTCTACACTAATGCATACCTCTACAATAAACTTTATATATATACAATCTCCTGTTGTGGTTGTTCCATTTGTTTCAGAAGCCTCATCTGCTTCTGTTATTCCTGATTTAGTCCAAACAATTTGGTATCTTAAAGGGTCGTTTGCACTTTTTATATAGTTACTTTTGTTTTCAAAAAAAGCACCTGCTAAATCACTGCTGCTTGACCCAAATGGTTGGAAACCCCAGTCTATATCTCCTAATATACTTGCCATATCTTAATATATTTTATATTTTGTGTTTAAATAATTTCTGATATCTAATTTTTCAGCATCTGTTATTTCTCTATTGTAAACTATTACCTCTTCAATGTTTGCCTTTGCAAAACCATCAGCAGTAGAAGCCCCTATACCGAAAGGTACGTCATTAAAACTTACTGGAATCCATCCAAATGAAGTTGTGACTTGAGCAGACTCATTGTTAAATTGAGATGTAAGTCTACCTGTAGTTCCATGAAGACTTGTTGCTATCATTCCGTAATCATTTGCATTTCCACTAGTTTGCAAATGTGATGCCTCTACCGAACCACTTTTTACATAAGAAAAAAGTTTATTGCTTCTAAAACCAACAACAATTCTTGATGATATTGCCGACCTAGTATAATCAAAAATAGGCTTTACATTTAATTGAGTGTCAACATGTTTTGCAACAGTAAAGATAGTGTAACTTGTTGCAGATATAGGGCAGTTGTCACTTGAGCCCATGCTATCATTTATACCATCAAAAGATAAATATGTTTTATCATTAGCCCCATCATAACCATACCTTAAAGGTTGTTTGCCCTTTGATGACTGTACCACACTATTACTATTACCTGATTGGTCAGCCCAAGCACTTACTGCTTTTGTTGGTATATCAAATGTAACACCACTATCTGCTTTCAGCCATATTACTAAGTCAGAAAAGTCAGATGGGTATTTAGATACTGGTCTAAAGCATTTAGTGAACGCACTCATAGTAAAAGTAAGTTTTAATTGCACTAGCCTGTCATTTGCAACTTCTTTTACTCTTTCTATCTCTATACTTTCATCATTTAAGTAAGCATCTACTGTTACATCTTGGTAGTTTTTCAAAACAAAATCTAGCCATTCGTTAGCCAAGTCTTGTAAATTATCCCACCTTTTTTGTAGTGTTACTACAGATTGTGCTGCTTGAGAATATAAATTATAAAAATTTATTTCAAAAGTATATTCTTCTCTTCCATTATAAATTAGTGGTATTGTAGACTCTGGTGGCTCTATAAGCATTAATGGGTATTTAGCGTCATGGTCTTGGTTTATTTCACCTTCATAACCAAACTTAACATCTCCATAAGTCCATTTGCTTTCAAATACCGATACTATATCTGTTAATCTTGTTATTGCCATTGTTATAATGTTATGTTGTTTTTATTATGTATTTTTTCTTGAACAGCAGTTTCATAGTCATTTTTAGCAGTATTCCAACTTAAATAAGTTAAAACTTTATATAAGTCAGTTTTTTTAACACTTTCAATATGATTTTCTCCATCCATTTTAAATATATTTTTTTCTGCTACCATATATAAACTATTTAACCATCCGTATGGTTTTATGAACTTGTTGTAGAGTCCAATTGTAGAAACTCTGTTTTTGCCTGTTCCAACTCCTCCTCTGTTTTGCCCAAAAACATTTGGAAAGTCCTTGTTAATTTTACGCTTTGCATAGTCAAAAAAAAACTGAACTCCCATACTATGTCCATTGATAACTCCTTAAACTTTTCAGTTTTTGATGGTATGGCATCATCATCATACTCCTCTCCTACTGCTCTGCATAGTATTGCCATTTGTTCTGGTAAAACATCAAATCTACCATGTTTCATTATATTAATTGTACTATCTAGGTGTGTAGACTCTATATAATCCCCAAAAGTGTTTCTTTTTAAAAATTCTTTTGGAAAGTAATACGTTTCCCCATCTAATTCAAATTTATCTGTTCCCTGTGGCTTATATTCTTCTAATGCCCCTGAAAATGCAGTAATAGCACTATTTACACTGTCAACATCTAATTGTTCCATCTCATTCGCCTTTAAACCAGTTAAATACATAAATATATCTCTATTTAACTTTAAAAGTTCCACTTCAGAGTGTTCTGCCTCTATAACATTGCCATCATCATCTCTTTTGTTGTATTTATTTATTATAGCATAAAGACCACACCAATAATTCAACTTCATGTCTTTCCACTCAGTTGGAATGTCGTAATTCTTGTCTTGAATTTTAATTTGTATCATATTTAATTATTATTTGTTATATTACCAAAAATTTCTTTTATTAAGCGATTTTCTTCTGTTTCATCTATTAGAATGTCTGCTAGTTCACCAGTTGTATCTTCGCAATACAAGCCTATCTGTTCTAAATGATTCTTTAACTCTGAATCGTTCTCTCCATCTTTTAATGCAGTTAAAAACCCAATAGCAGTATAAAATGACATATTAGGAATCAAAAATAAAAATTCTGCTACAGCCCCCTTGTCACAATTCTTTTTACTAACAACAGTGCTGTAAAAATTATTAGAATACATATATATTGAGTTTAATATAGTTAAATAATCTTGAAACTTTCCTTCTTGTGTATTTTCAGTTGCAAAATACATTAGTTTCTTAAAACTTTTAATATGCTTCTTTATAATTTCCTCATGCTCTGCATTTAAGTAAATCACCTCTTTATCTTTCATAATTTTTTGATAATTATTCAAAACGCAACAAATTTACGTTTATAACTCTAAATTTTTTCATAGTTTTTAAACAAACTGAAAAATTAATCAAAATATACTATTTTGCCAGTTCTATTGCCCCAAATCTCTTTATTTACTGCCATAACTAAGCAATCTACCATATCATCATGCTTTGCTGCAGGAAATTTAGTTAATTGGTCTAAAAACTCTTCGTTCCATTTTCCATTTAATAAACTTACTCTCCCACTTTCAAGTGAAGCACTAATATCACTTACCCTAGCCACTTTGTCTTTTGTTGGTGGCTTATCCTCTTTTACATTAAGACCTGTTTCTCTAATTAGTGTTTGCACTATAGATTTACCAGATGCTTTAGGCTCTACATATATTCTACTCTTATTTGTATATCCATTCTTTTGCACCCACTCAGGAATGAACTTTACTAATTCTGGAAATTCTTTTCTAACATTTACGCAGTCTACTATCTGCCACATATTATCTACATAGGTATATGCTAATAATGCAGATGGGTCGTTCTTTTGATTTGCAGTATATGCAGGGTCTATTATAAAATTGACCTTTGCTTCTTTTTTATATTTATCTATCCTGAACCAATCTCTATGTATCATACCACTGTCTAGAGGTGTTGGTGTTTGTTGCAGTTGCCCTGCATAGCCATAAGTACCTAAAGCACTTTTATAATCATCTAAAACTTTTTTGCTAAATCTTTCTTCCCAAAAAAGACCATTTTCTTTGTCGTAAAACTTTTCTAGTGATTTTGGTTTTATATTTCCATCTTCATTTGTTGCAGGAATACATATATGCTTATAGTTTATTCTTGTTTGCTTATCTAACAAGAACCCACTTAAATCTTCTTCATGTACTCTTTGCATAATAATTATTCTCACTCCAATATCTGCTTGATTAAGTCTTGAGTAGAATGTTGTCCTATACCACTCATTTGCATTATCTCTTTCGGTTGCTGAGTTTGCCATTTGTGGTGATAGGGGGTCATCAACAATTAAAAAGTCACCTCCTTGACCTGTAACAGTACCACCAACAGAGGTTGCTCTTCTCATACCAATATGATTATTCTCATACCTCTCTTTTAGGTTTTGGTCTTTCTTAATATGAAAAACATCTTCCCATCTTTTCTTAAACCAATCACTAAATATTATATCTCTACTTTTAGTTGATAGTTCAATAGACAGCGTTGCAGAATATGATGAGGTAATGAATCTTAGTTTTGGTGATTTTATCCAAGCCCATACTGGAAACATAACAGTAACTATCAAAGACTTTGTACTTCTAAATGGTACGTTAATAATTATGTCTTTTGTTTTTGGCTTTTGTGCTATTATTCTCTCGCACTCTGCTTGTAGTGTATCACATATATATTTATGATGCCAATTAGTAGATAGAGGCACTGCAGGTTCTACTACGTGCCAAGCCTTTTTAAAGAACTCATAGAAACTCATTTCACAAAGTTTCTTTTCAAGTGCAAACTTTAGCAGTTTTTTATTCGTCATCTAATTCTGTGTAATCAATATCTTCTGCATCTTCAAGACCTCTGATTTGATTTTTAATATCATCAAGTGTTGCACCTTCAGTTAAGTTAATCTCAATCTTAGTGTCGTTATCCTTCTTGATTTCTGTTGATGATAATTTAGGCATAGCGTAGTTCATCAGTTTTGCTATAGCATCTATGTAGGCTCTAGGGTCTTCATCAAATAAAATATCTAATGCCATCTTAATCTTTACCGGCTGCCCTTCTAAAGCATAGGCTAATGACTTCCTAGTCATCTTTGCTACTTGTCTTGCTTCATTGTTTTTAGGCAGTAGCGATTTAGGAGTCTTATTATAATTCTCATCTATCTTACCAAGTTGAGGTCGCTTCTTCATCGCCTCTCCCCCTAATTTCTTTTCTTCCATTGTGCCAAAATACAAAATGTTTCCTTTCTATTTTCCTAATTATAATATAAAATTGAACAATAGATTGTTAACATTAATTTATAAAATTGAACTTTGCGATGTTTTTTGTTTTATATTTGTGGTATGAAAACAGTAAATAGTTTAAGTGGAGGTAAGACTTCAAGTTATATAGCAGTTCATTACCCTGCTGACTATAATGTATTTGCACTTGTTAGGACTAATGATAAAAATTGTATGTTTCCTGATAAGAAAATAAGACAAGAAGTAAGTGATAGAATAGGAACTGAGTTTATTGGAACACTAGAAGATGATGTTATAATTTACACAATGCTAGACCTAGAGCAAATGATAGGAAAGAAAATTGATTGGATAACAGGCAAAACATTTGATGATGTTATTCTTCAGAAAGGAGGAGGAAAAACTTATTTACCTCAAAGCAATATGAGGTTCTGCACTACTGAAATGAAACTAAAACCTATGAAGGAGTGGTGGTATAAAAACATAAGAGAAGTTTGTGAAATGAGAATAGGTTTCAGGGCAAATGAAATGAATAGAGGAAAAACAATGCTAGACAAACAAAATGTAAATGGATTTTTAGAGGATAAGTTTGTTATAGGTAAATCTGCTGGAGGTAGAAATAAATGGAAAAATTTAGAATGGCAAACTGCAAGATTTCCATTAATAGAAGATGCAATATTTAAGGATAAGATTGAGTCTTTTTGGAAAGGTAAACCTGTAAGATTTGCTTGGATAAATAATTGCGTTGGATGTATGGGTGCTACTCCATTCTATATAAAACATCAATATAAAAAAAACAAAAACAAAATAGAGTGGTTTATAAAGCAAGAAAAAAAATTTTTAAAAGATTATGGAAGGACTTGGAAAATAAATGGTCTATCAATAGAAGATATGTTAAAATATAAAGAGCAAATTGAATTGTTTGATGAGGACTTTAATTCTTGTGATAGTGGTGGCTGTGGATTATAATTGTTAACATTATTATGTATTGTAATAAAATTATGCAAAACTTTATTTTTAAAACACTACCTTCGTCCTCTTATAAGAGTAAGCATAAATCTAAACCCTTATAATCGTCCTCTAGTCTTATAGTAAACATCATTGCTCATATCGCAAAGTATATACCAACCTTCTAAAATAGATGTTTAAGTAAAATATAGTATTTATAAAATTGAACTTTGGTTTTGTGTGTGTAGGTGTATGTGGTTAAAAGACTTTGGGGTTCACGATTTACGGAAAAAATAACCCCTTTTTTATTAACAATTACACCCATTTATCAACAAAAACTAAACTAAAAACTAGTTTAAAGTTTGAAAAAACTTGTTAAAAGTTTGTTTTATCTTGATATTTTTATCTTAAAAAGTATCTTTTTTTTTGTTCTGTGTATGGATACAAAGAAAAAAAACCAACAAATCAAA